TGTTATTGCCGCCGTCCTGCCCAGCCAGATAGCCAGTTGCAAAATCGTCCATAACAAAACTCCTTTCAGTTTTGCGTTATGCCATCCCACCGCCGTATGCGATGGGCGAAGCCAAACAAAAGCGGTTTTTGTCAAGTCCGCAAAACTGAGAAGCGTTTCGCTTAGAGGGATGCGTTACCGGGGCAGCGTCAAATTCAGGACGCTTGCCAGCTGGTTCAAGTCGATGCCACGCTCTTTGGCGAGGTTCTGTGCCATCGTCCTGAGCTGTGCTTCGTTCTTACCCTGAATCAGGTTCAAGCCCTGCATGATAGGAGCATTCTGCCCACCCAACTGCTGGATAAGCCCCATCGGGTTCTGCCCAGCGCGAGCCAGATTTGCAAGCTGCATGATAGGGCTGTGAGTAATCATGTCAAACGGAGAGGGCATCGCTTATTCTCCTTTCTTCGCTGCGGCAGCGGGCTTAGAAAAGCTCTTCTGCCACTTTTCCAGTTCATCCAGTCGGTGCACAAGAGCGTTGTACTGCTCAATAGGCACATACTGCTGTGTCGGTGCAGCGGTCTGCTGTGCCTGTTGCGCCTGCATCTGCCGCCATGCTTCCGGGCTGTAGAACTCCTGTACATAGGATTCACAAGTGTCCGGGTTAAGCCGCTTGCAGTAGATCACGCCACTGCGCAAGTCCGGGCAGTAGGTCGGTCTGCCGTACAGGTCAGACGGTATTGCCAAGAATTCCTCTCTGCTGGACACAGGTCTGCCAAGCAGCCATCCGCCATCCTGTGCCGACTGCTGAATAGACTGCTGCCCGTTCATCGACTGCGGACGTTGCGGTTGTGCCTGTTGCATCTGTGTGTTGGGCAGGGAAGTGGCAAGCCCTACCGTTCCCATGCCGCCGTAAGGATTGACGGGCTGCTGCGGAACGTAAGGCGCTCCGGGTGTTGGATAATAACTCATAATGCATCCCTCCTGATGCTCCCAGTGTACCGCATCAACAAAAAGCGAAGGACAACGAACGTCAAACGAAGGACAAAAAAAAGAAAAGCACCCACACGGAAAAATCCGCATGAGCGCTTAACTGTTAAGGGCTTCACATTGGAAGCAAAAATAAAATATCACGTTTTGACTTGCAAGACAAGGGTTTCGACAAAACTAGTGCAAATAAGACAAAAAATCAAGAGCGGAACCGCCCACAGGCAATGCCGCTCTCTACAAAGGCCGTAGCCTTTCGAGCCTAAAGGCGTCTCCCGCATGGTACGCACTGTAAGTAGGCGGGCGGGAGACTGTATCATATTAAAAGGCCCGCCATGATACGCATCGTTGAGAGGCTTAGCGGGTTCAGATATCCACCCTCTTGTGCTTCTTCGAGAGGCCGGGAGGATTTGTTGATGTTATTTTACCACAAATCGTAAAAAAAGAAAAGCGGCAGACCCGAAAGCCTGCCGTTTTTGAATTGCCTGAGCAGAAGCTCAAAACTAATTCGTTGCTCACGATTAGTATATCACACATCCAGCATTTTTTCAATGCCTTTCAGCCGGTAGCCTATCGCCGTCCGGCTATAATGTGTCTGTGCTGCAATGTCCGGCAGCGGGAGCCGCTCAACGTACCGCAGTAAAGCTATCTTACGGTCAACCCTCCCAAGCGGTGCGCTTTTGATGGCGGCGGTCATCTGCTGTCGGTCAAGCCCTTGCAGCGCAGCTGGCAGCACCACACGAGCCGCAGCCACAGGCGCCACCGAGCCAGAAGGGCTGCGGCAGCTGTCCGGCGTTGCGCACCATTTTGCCAATGCTGGCGAAACGGTGACAAAATGTCACCAGTTTGTTGACATTGCCGAGATGGTATGTTTTCGTGAGGCCACGAAAACGTGCGCAGACCATTTTCGTGATGCCACGAAATTGCTCTTGTGCGGCGTACATCTCGGTAAAGCCACCGGGATGCTCGTATGTAATGCTTGCCATGATATCACTCCTTATTGTGAACAATGAGATAACGAATTGCGGAAATTTTGACGATAATGCTATCGTCCGGGTTGTTTTGTTGCACACCGCTGAGCGCAACGTATTCGCCATTTAGCCACAAAATATTTCCTTCTAACCGCTTGAGCCATTTTCCGCTGCCATCAAAATCAGCGGCATGATCATCCAAGTCGATTTCGAGGTAAAAACCATCGTTCTGTTTTGCAAAGTATTTTTGCAGAACAGAAGTGATTTCTTTCGTACTCATGTTTTCGGAATCAGCAATGACTTTGATGTAGCGATAATGAAACATTTTTTTGTCTCCTTATTGCTTTTGCAGTGCCGCTTTCATGCGGTCAAAGAAAAACTGGATGACCTTGCTCATGGTCTCTTCGGTGATAGCCCAGCTGATCAACCTGCCCCACCGGCTGTTGTTCAGATAGTGGCGCAGCATCTTGACGACCCACGCCTTGCGCTCTGCGCCGCGCTTGGTGCCCTGAATCTCACGTTCTGCTTGGTCGATAAGGTCAAGCACCAGCGTCCTGACCGCTGCGCCGTAGCCCAGACGGATAAGCCCCAGCACAAGCGACACAGTGCCCACAACGATGAGCACCAGCGCCAGCCATGCGGGCAGCGGGGTGAGAATAGTGTTAAGGATTGCTTCCATGATTGGTTACTCCTTTCAGCAGGTAATTGTTAATGTCGGTCTTGCTTTTTTGCATACCTTCCCGGTTGTTGCCGGATAGTTGCGCATCTAAAAGGTTCTGCACGCCAACGAGGACAAGTCGCATTTCTTCGTCAATGCCGTCAAAGCGGCGCAGGTCTCTTGCAAGGGCTTGTGTATGCTGGAGCTGCCCCTGTTCCAAGGTGCCGACGCGCTTGTCCAGCTCATCCAGCCGCTTGTTCTGCGCGTTGTCCGGAGCCTGTACCTTCTTGATGTACTTATGGATGATTTCCAGCACCTTGTCGATCGTGATGGCAGCGGCGCACAGGCTGCCCAAGATGCCCAGCACCCACAGCAAAGCTTCTTTTTCGGTCATTTGCCCTCCCGAAGACGGGTCAGACCCTTCTTTGCGATAATTTTAGCATAGTCCTTGTAGGGCACAGACAAGTCAACACCGGAAATCTTGCCCGGTATTGCGTCCACAACGCCGGGAATCTTGCCCTTGCTGGTGTACTGCCACAGCCCGAAACTCCATTCCGGCGCAGGCTTTTTGCTGCGGTAGGCTGCAAGCCATACATCGTATGGCTTGAGTGCCGCGCCGCCCATGTACAGGTTATCACGGCCAAAGTACAGCCCGGTGTACAGCATGGCGTAAAAGCCCCAGCGCTCCACCGTAGCAAGCGCATAGGCGGCAAGGTCCGTCAGGGTCTGCTTGTCGAGCGGCGCTTGCACATAGGTATCCTCGATGTCCACCGCAACGGGCAGCTGCACTGTCTTGCCGGTCAGCACCTTGCGCAGCAGGGCAAGCTCTGCGTCAGCCTCTTCCGTACCGGTTGCCTTACAGTAGTAGTACACGCCGCAGGGAATGCCCAGCCGCTGGCACTCGCGGTAATTGCGCTCAAAGGTGGGGTCGATGTACGGCTTGCTGGGCTTGTCCTCTGCGCTGTTGCCCAGCGCCCGCAGCATCACGCCGGAGACAAGGCCGCTTGCCTTGACCTTGTTCCAGTCAATGTTACCCTGCCAGCGGGAAACGTCCATGATAGGGAGCATGTTATCAGTCCTTTCTTTTTATGCTGGTAAATAGTCAAATAAAGCCCTCTTTAGTTAACTAATCATGTTGTAATTTTAGCCTTAAAATATCGTGAGCAAGTGTTCATCGTACCATATGCTGACTGCCCAATGTTAAGTGTAGGCATGAAGAAAATATTGCCACTTTCCATGTCTTGACGTCTTGATGCTGCTTGGAAACCTCTGTAAGTATTTTTTATCCCATTGAACGGATAATTGTAAATATCCTTAATAGTCCCAGTTGCGTAATCATAAAACTGGATGCATACGGAGTCAGCGTCAACACTTGCAACGTTTTCATTACAAGCCCAAATAATCAAGCCATTAGGTGTATAAGTCCTTGTAATGTTGTAGACAGCAAAATTGTTTTTGATGTCGGCAACCTCTACAACGGACATATCTTCCCTGTTTATCTTGAAAAGCTTGGTAAACTTTCTGGTCGATGCAGTAGTAGAGTCCATTGCATAGTAGATACAATCTTTCTCAAATACAAATTGTAAGGTTCTTGTCTGCTGACCATTTGCAAACATTTCCATCCAAGTGTCCCCATCGTCTTGACTTCTCCAAATTTTACACTGATTATCACCATCACCACTACAAGCCCACCAATCAAATGTATATGGGTCACAACATACAGCATGGAAATGTCTTATTTCTCCACTATATACAACACCATTATTTGCTCGTTTTTCCATAACTTTTGTCCATGTTGCACCTCTATCAACTGTTTTCCACATTCTAACAGTTTTGGCATCTTCTAAAGCATATTCTCCAAATATAACAACTCGTTTGGAGTAGTCCTTGCTGATACAAGCATCCATACTATGAAGTCCAGATAACATTCTACCAACACCAATATCCATAGAGCCGATTTTTGTAAGGCTAGAGTTGAAACTTTCAATATAATTGTGATGTGGGTCATTATATCCGTTTGTAACTTTGATTGTGTAAATTGTTTCTTGGAACGGTTCAACAAATATAGAATTGTACCAAATTCCATTGGCTTGGTCGATTTGTAAATCACCCATCTTTGTCCAATGTTCACCGCCATCTATGCTTTTGTATACAGCCTGTGTTGTTGCACCTACAAGATGTTCTGCAAGTGCATATACAGCACCAGTGGTATTACTCCCAACATCGAAAACAGGATATATATCCTTGAATGTAACATAATCAGATGTAGGTGTAGAATATGAATTTTTAATTCCTCCTCTTGCAACTACTTTTGAAATAGTTAATTTAGGAGAGATAATATTATTTTTTTTAAGATAATCTGTAACAGCTTTTTCTACATCGGAAGAAATTCCTATATCTTCTGAAGTTAGTACAACATCTCCTTTTTTTCCATTAACAGATGTTACTTCAGATTTAATTGGTTTAATTGGAATTTTAACAGATTCATCTATGCTTTTTTCATAACCATACTCCAGATATTCTCCCGATGAATTTTCTTTTTCTGTAAACACAAATGTATCACTGATATTCAATGTACAACATAACCTTGCAAATTTAGCATTGTTAGGTGCTATAAAATCAACATTTTCATCTACTCTGATAAAGCCCTTATACTTGTCGTACCATGCTACTTTTACATTTCGTTTAACGTCTAAAGAATATGACATTGCTTTATATGTTACAGATGGTTTGATTAGAATATAGCTTTCGTTCACACCCCAACCACTTGAATCTTTTATGCTTCCATCTATATAGAGGAATTTATTTTTTAAAACCGAGGTCTTATCAAATCCATTTCTCAATATGATATTCATAAATTCGGAAGAATAGAAATCAGTGATATTAGAAGCATAATCAGCTTCGTTTTGTGAAGATAAAATGGCTTCATCAATTCTGTCTGTTGCAACCGAATCATTTAATACAGTTTCATTGCCAAATTCTAAATACTCAGAAATAGAATCAAAACTTCCAAACACAAGAACATCGACATAATTTGTGTTGCAACAAATTCTTGCGTACTTCGCATTGTCTGGAGATATGAAAGATGTGTTTGATTCTTGCTTTATAAAATTGCGCTCTCCATCATACCATACAGCTATGACTTGCAAATCATAGTTGTATATTGATTTAGCATGGTATGATTTGCTTGGTTCAACTCTTGCATAAGATAAGGATGCAGTCCATCCGTTCGATGCTGATAACACACCTTGTGAATTGTAATATTTATTTATTTCAGTATTATCTTTGTCAAATCCGTTAAGCAATCTCACATGAGATAAGTCAACTAAATCTTCCTTTAGCTGTCCAATCCCCTTTGCGTTCTCCTCCTCGGCTGCCTTCGCTCTGGTTGCCTCCGCATTGACCGCCTCTCCCACCTTCGCCGCATCCGCAGCCTTTCCGGAGAGGGAGAGGGTGGGGTCGATCGTGTTTTTAAGCTCTTCCAACGCCTGAATTATCCGATTCCAGTCCGCATTAGAGACCTGCGTGATATAAAAAAAGCTCTGGATCTCCGCAGTGCTGTCGTAGCGGTCGTTTTTGCAGTCGCACTCGATAGGCCAGCTCTTGATCATATAGCCTTTTCCGGTCGTCACGCAGAGCACGATGCTCACATGACCCGGCACCTGCAGTGCCTGACGTGCGATCTCGCAGGTGACCACGTTGCCGGACACGGCACACGCCGCACGCTTGCCTGCACCGTCGTTGATGGTATCGTACCAGCCCTGATTTTGGGGGCCGAAGCCGCGGTACATGATGCTGTAAGCAGCTCCTTCAGGCGCAGTATACGCCTTGCCGTTTTCGTAAAGCGTTGCCTGAAAAAAACGGCTCTGGCTGTCGTTCTCCACCGCGCTGATGTGCTTCGGCAGACCGGGATTATCAAAATCAATCCTGATTTTCTGCATTTGCTTCCTCGCTTTCCTCCGGCAGCGGGTCAAAAATCAAATTCTGCCCGTCCCAGATATAGTCATTGCCACCGTTGCTGTTGGCCGGGAAATCCTCAAAAAGCAGCTGATCCGGCGGCAGCGTTTTCGGGATGACGCTTTTCAGCGTCCAACCTCCGTTTTTTATGCGCCCATCCGGGCACACGGTGCACTGGTATAAGTAACCATCTTTTTTCACAATAGTCATCTCCTTACAAAAAGCCAAAAAGTTCTTGCGGTACGCACACGGCGCTGTTGGTATCCCAGCCATCAGATCCGGGGCTTTGTAAGCTAAAAGAGCCGGTATAGCTTACTGGTGGCAACGGAATGGACAGAATCGTGTATTTTGAGGTCCGTTCTTTTCCGGGTCCAAACTCAATGCGATCCTGATAAACCGTGATGTTCCGAAAGTGTGGGCTGTTCCACGCATACATTAACGTGTACTTCTTTCCGTTCACCGGTATTATGCTGGATACTCTGCCGCCGCTGCCGCCACCGGCAAACCACGTGGCTCCCTTTGTGCTTTCGTAGGTAATAAGGATAGCGGAGTAACCGGTAAGATCCACATAATAAGTTTGCTCCTCGAAGCTTTCGAGCGGTTCACCAGTTTCTTCGTTTTGCCAGCTGTGGATAACCAGCTTGTTTTTGACACCATTAAATTCAAGCCCATCTTCGTTGATCGTGTAGTTAAAGCTTCCGGGCCCGAACTGGATGCCGCCATCGTCCGTTTCGCCAATGTAGTCAGTGGCTACACGGCTTGCGTCAATGGCGCGGTCATTCGTGGTGCTCATGCGGTTGCGGTCTTTCACGGTGGTTCTTGCAAGCTTTTCGCTTGCCTTGCCCACATAGATCGAGGCGTACCGGTCGTGAACAACGTCATAATCGGTCTTTGTCACTCTGGCCAGCACATTCACGCCAAGGCGCAGGTAACGCACCTCTACCGTATCGCCGCGCATAATGATCTTGTTTTTCTGGTCTTTGTACTCTACGGTTTTTTCCAGCTGCACATAGCTTACGGTCAGACTTGGCTCTATCTTTCCGATCTGGTTCTTAGACAAAAATTCAGTGGTAGCTTTCCGCATGCTGGCATCCGAAGGGGCTTTCTGGAAGTAGCTGCTCAAGTCCAGCGGGTAAATTTTCTGATATCCTTCGATTTCAGACGCCTTTATGGGGTCCAGCGCGTAAAACTTGCCCTTCTGCGCGTTTGCCCAGTACGGATAGACATGGGTGTATACGTTGTCGATGTTCTTTTCCTGCGTGACGTCTACCAGATTCAGACCGTATGCAATAACCGCGCCCCGGTTTACCTCTTCTTTTAGCCGCAGCGTGCACTTTAAGCCGTCAAACTCCCAGTAGCCAAGGTAGGTGTCTGCAATGCTGCTGCCATTGTTGGAGAGCATCGCCGCCCGCAGGGTTATGGGTTTTGTAACGGAAAAGGCTTTTTCGTTGTCATATCCTGCCGAAATCTCAAAGTTGCAGTCACCCACAATGTTTTCGTTCAGTTTCTGGATCGTTTCTTTAAGCGTTTTTGCCGAGAACGGTTTCACGATGCAGTTGCCGAGGTCATACGAGATATGGTGCGCGGACACCTGAAACCGTCCATTCATCGGGCGGTTGATGCGATAGATGCGGAAAAGCTGCCGGTTTTCGTAGCTGGAAGGCTGTGCGCTGATGATACGCCGCTCCAAAAGCTCTTCCGCATGGATGCCTGTTACCGGGTACTGCAAGGTCAGGTCATACGTTCCGTTTTCCTCGCAGCTGACAGTGCACTCCAGCGCATCCGAAAGTGTTCCAAAGCCGTAGTTTTCCGCCGAAAGCACATTTTCATCGTGTAAAACAGGTTTCATAACGTCCACCACCTTGGCATGATCTTCACGGTCTGGATACCGCCGCTCCATTGGATAAGGTTTTCACCCGCTGCCAGCTCCGGCCAGATGCCGCCGGTCACCGGGTTTGCATTGGTGCCGTCCTCCAGCCATGCGTTCCACGTTTCTGCATCGCAGTACACAGTTTTATCGGTGGGCGGCTTCATGCCAAACGATTTTCCGTTCACCGTCAACTCGCCTTCTTCGCCGTTTCCGGTCACCTCAAAATAGGGGAGTGCCACCTGATCCAGCGGGTTCAGCAGCACCTGACCGTTCGTCATCTCCTGCAGCTCCCGCCCGGACCACAAAAAATGACGGGGGTCGCAATCAAATGCGACCGTAAATCTGCCGTACTTATCCAAGATGTTGCTGGTATCGCCCATTTTTGCAATGGCAAGGTAAAAATACTCCGGGTCGTATCCGTCCGAAAGGGGATACGCACCAGGCGTACCGCATAGCCACGCCTTGATGCTGCGCAGCTGTTCCGGGGTGGGGTTTCTGCCGTGGAAGTACAGCTGATACGACACCGTGATATTCTCGTACTGTCCCTGATCCGTGTGCAGAACCCCATTTCGGCCAGCAACTTTGTATTTTTCATATTCCCGGTTAGGAGTGGGAATTTTCGGCTTGTATTCGATATGGCAGCAGTACTCGGTGCTGCTGTGCCCGTTAAAATACAGGTACCTCTCCACTGGCTGCCGCCTCCTCGTTGATCATCTGTGTAAGTCGTGTAATGGTGTACTGGGCAAAGCGCTCCTCGTCCATGCCCTCAGACGGGTACACATTGACGTTAATGCCGCCCATGCTCACCGTGCGGGAGTTGGTAGCCACCTGCGCAAAGCCGTTTGCACTGCCCACATCGTATTGCAACTGCATCTTCAGCTTTCCGCCAAGGTCTGCGGCAGCGTCCTGCAGCAGGTAAGCGTTGTCACGGATGCCATCCGCCATGCCTTGGATCATATCAGGCATCCACTTCTCGTATTCCCGCAAGGGCCCTTCGTCTGGGCGCGAAAAATGCAAAAATCCCTTTATAATGCCGCCGATCCATGAAACAGCCTTAGCGATAATACCGCTTCCGCCCAGAATCCCCTTTGCAAGGCCGGACACAAGGTCAGCGCCCCAGCTTCCCGCCTCTGTGTTGATAGACGTACCGAGCAGCTTTCCGAAAATGCCAAATATTCCACCGACAAGCCCGCCCGCCCAGTTGCCGGTCAGCTGGTATCCTTGCGCAGCGCCGGTCAGGCCGCTGATAAGCGTTCCCGGGACGTCAATGTTATCCCAAAAGCTATCACTTGCGCGGTAGCCCTTTGACAGGTCGCTGAACCACTGCCCAAGAGGGCTTTTTGTCAGGTTGCTTGCAACCTTTTCCAGCCCGCCCAGCTTAGAATCCAGATCCAGCACAAATTTGGAGAAGCCGCCCAGAACGCCCTCGGTGTATTTGATGCCGGTGTTCAGGTCGGTAACCTTTTCGTTGATGTCCGTTACAATGCCGTTGGTGTAAGTGGTGGTGCGCTCTACGGTCTGTTCCTGGCCTTCCACGATGCGCTTATAGCAGTCTGTAACTACCTTTGTGGCAGATACAACAGTATCTTCCAGCTCGCCGGTCTCAGCGTTAAGCACTTTTTTGGTTTCGGTAGATGTCTGGGCAGTCCGGCTGACGTAGCCAATAGCTTCGTCTATCTCCGCCTGCGCCGCCGTCAGGGTCTCCGCACGGGTATGGACGGACTTTTTAGCAACTTCATCCGCGATGGAGCTTGTCACCTTTTCAGATGTCACAACGCCATCCGTCAGGGTCTGCACCCGCTTAAACTGCGTTTCAACGCCGTCCACCATTTCCGTCCAGCTGTCCGTGATGGTCTGGACAGTTTCGGTCGTGGTGCCCTTCAGCTTCTTGGTCGTGCCATCATAGACGTTGTAAGTATTGTCAGCCGTTTCCACTGTGCGGCTGATCGCGCCCACAATGTTTTCCGTACCCTGCAACAGCTGCTTGGAGGTGTTGGTAACAGATTTCGCCAGCTTTTTGGTGTCCTGAGCGGGTTTTGTGGTAGTCCTTCTGCCGCCAGAGCCGCCGCTGCCGACGCTTCTGCCACTGCTGCCGGAACCGTTGTAAGTAGGGACAATATAATTCGATGCGGCTTCTGCTTGTGCCTGCCGAACGCGCTCTGCATGTTTTCTTCCGCGTTCTTCTCTCGCTTTTCGCCGAGCCTCTTCAGTCTGCTTTGATTTTTTCTTCTGGTCTTTTTGGTAATCCTCGTAGCTGTTGTATCCGGCGTAAGCATCTTTGCCAAGACCTTTGTTCAGCGCATAACTGGCACGATCCAAAAAATTGATCGCGGCAGTTGTAGCATTCTCAAACCCGGTTTTAAGTTCCGATACTATCGGGATGTTAGAGGCAATCGCATCTGCCAGACCAAGCCATCCACCCGTGTCATACGCTTCTGACGCGGCAACAGTAAGGTCATTCATGTGCCCGATTACGACCTTTATCCCGTCCGCAAGGTCAGCCGTCATAAGACCGGCAAGCTGCGTGGCGTTATCTTTTAGCGTGCTCCACTGACCATTCAGCGTCTCGCTTTGGGTGCTCATGGAGTTAAAATAGCGGCCGCCCTCGTCAGCTGCCGAAATAAGCGCATTAGATAACAAGTCATAAGTGACTGTCATTTTTTGCACTTCTTCGGTAGTCTTTCCGGTGTAGTCCGCAAGAATGCCGTAAACATCTATGCCGGCGTAGGCAAACTGCTTGATATCTGCGCTGGTCGCCTTGCCCGCATTCTGGATCTGCTGCAGGTTTTGCGCCATGCGGCTCAACTCTTCATTGCCGCCGCCGGTAGCAGAAACTGCGTCGCCCAATGCAAGAATGGTTCTGCGGGAACTTTCGGCATCTACGCCGGTAGAAATAAGCAATTCGTTTGCTTTTACCAGACCGGCAGTATCAAAAGGTGTTTTGGCAGCGTCCTGTTTGATCTCGTCCAAAAGAGCAACTGCTTCCGCTTCGCTGCCCAGCATATTGGTCAGTGCTGTCTGGTACTGTTCCAGCTGCGCATTGTATTGCACACCGGTCGACACGACCTGCTTTCCGGCTGCAATTATCGTGCTCGAGACCTTGCTGAAGAGGTTGGCCGCAATGCTTCCCTTTGTGACTGCCGATTGCAGCCCGTCAAACATACCGCTTCCGGCATCTGTGTTTGTAAGGCCGTCCAAGCTTCCTTTTGCGTCATCTGCTTTAGACGCAAACTCCCCAAGGCCGTTTTCGGCATCGCGCAAGCGGCTTTTTAAGGTTTCTAACTCCGCATTCGTCTTATAGACCGCAGTCCGGTAAGCCGATGCCTGTGTGCTGGCGCTGCCATATTTTTCAGTGGCCTGCAGCAGCATACTCTTCTGGGCATTCATAGCATCCGTCTGCGCGGCGATCTGTTTGCGCAGCACCGCTGCCACCGAAGAAGCGCGCTGTTCTGCGGAGGTGTTCTCGTCCATAGATGCCGTGGTGGACTTCAGCTCAGCGGCATACTCTTTCTGCCGGGCAATGATGTTTTGCATCTGCTGCCGGTATTCTTTTTCGCCCTCAACGCTTATTTTGGGGCCAATATCCGTTTTTGCCATGCGTTCACCTCCTTACCGTATTTTTTCCAGATCGTCCACGGTGGCGTAGAGCTTCTGGTTTGCGCCGTTTTCTATCTGCATACACGCCATATAATCCAACATACGGCCCACCGGGCACGAATGCACCTGATGCTCATTCATGCCCAGTTTGCGGCCGTAAAACAGAAACCACGTTCTGTTAAGCTGTATCACATGGCGCTTTCCGCGTTTTTTGCGCTTTTGTCCGGTTCAGCCTCCACCTCGCGGCCGGAGCCGCGCGCAATTGCAGTAACGCAGTCGTTCCACAGTGCGCGACACTCTGCCCACGTCATGCTCTTTTCCAGTTCCGCAGCAGCAGGGAAGTCCGGCAGGCTCTGCGCCATGTCCTGAAACTCCTTGTCGTTGGATTCTGCCGCCATCTCCCGCACATAGTCCCGGCCTGCATCCGCAAGCACGGGCGCAATGGTCAGTGCCGCCTTTGCAAGGTCGGCAACGCGGCCGGTTTTTGTGGCTTCCTTGGCAACGCCAAAAATATTGTCCACCGAGCCGTAAGCGCTTTCCAGCACGGAAAGGGCCTTGATGGTCATGCACATGGGGTACTCATCATCCTTGACGTGCGCGAATACGATGTACTTGTCCTCGATCATGCTGCACCTCCCAGTGCCTTCTTGATAAACGCAACCGCCGCTGCCTCGGTGTCAAACTCCTTCTTGGGGATGATCTTCCACCGGTTCATAGCGCTGTCGTCACGCATGATGCTGAAGTCCAGATCCTGGGTCTGCCAGTCGATCTGCTCACCCTGCGTCTCGGCATCGTCCTTGGGCACCTTGAAGCGGATCTTGCACAGGACGATTGCCTTCCACATGCTCTTGCCGTCTTTCTGCACCTTCTTGACTGCGCCCAGCCCCAGATAAGGCGGATCCATAGATGCGCCGTACTCGTAGGTCTCCACCGCAGTGCCCTCGTCCGGCGTTACGGAGTTGCCGGCTTTCAAACCCATGATGAAGGCCTCTTCCTCTGCGGTTAGGCCGTCCACGGTGCAGGTGCCGCTGCCATCGGTGAAGGCAGAGCCGGTCTCGGTTTCTGCCAGCCGGTCATCGGCGTAAAACTTGTTGTCATCACTGGTGGAAATATCGGTGCTCATGCTCACCGAGCGCCCCAGCTTGCGCACGCCGCTGTAACTCACGGTGCCGCTCTCGGATTCGTAAGTGGCGATATGCACGTTGGAAAAACCAGTAGTTACCATGTGTTTTCTCCTTTCATACAAAAAAGCAGGGTGTCCACTGTGGACACCCTGCGCAGGTTATTTATCCATGATCTCCTGCACCTTTTCCGCCATGGTCTCCTCCATGGCTTTTTGTGCAGCTTTGCGCGCCTGCCGGACGGCGGGCGCAATAAAAGGGGTCTTTTGCTGGATGCTGGTGCCGCCCTCAACGCTTCGAGCAATCAAAGCGTTTGGTTGCCCTTTCGGATAAGTTTTCGTTTTGACGGAATTGTACCCGTCAAAGCCGATTTTAGTGTTCCAGCTGTTATCTTCGTGCGCCATCTGCGCAATGCCAAAGCCTTCCCGCAAGCCCTGTTTCTGGGCTTCGGAAACGCCCGTGATCAGTGTTCCGCTTTCTTTTGCCGCATCGGACAGGAAAAAATACGGCTGTTTTTCGGGCGGTTCTTGCACAGGCATGGCATCAATGGCAGCCACGATTGCGTCACCCACAACTTTTGCACCTGCATAGACCGTCTGTTTGCAAACGGCATCCGTGTTTTTGTTCAGGCGTTCCAGTTTTTGCAGATAGTGGTCTACTCCGGTAGCGTAGATTTTAGCCACAGCCGGACACCTCCCAGCGCCATTCATAGTGCCAGATGTTGCGGTCCGCTTCATACTGTGGCTGCAACCTTTTCCATGCAATGTGCTCGGAAGCATCAAACGCTTTTTCCAGCGCTTCGCACCACGGGTCGAACTCCATCGAGGTAAACAAGTCTGTCGTGCCGATCATGGCACGTTCGATGTGTTTTCCGTCTGCAATAAGGTCGTCCGGTGCTTCTTCCTGCCAGACGAAGTACCGCTTGGACTTCATCCGTCCGCCGTGGCTTACGCAGTCTGTAACAGCTGTGTGGGCAGCAATGATGCACTCATACCATGTCATCCCCGGTGCCCTCCTGTAAGCTGTTGTCATAGTCATGCTCCACGGCACGCAACGCCAGATCCAGCGCAGGGGGCCAGCTTCGGACGGCCTGTACCGTGTCGATGCGGTAGTGCCTGCCGTCCTCGGTCTGGGCTTCGTCCTGGCTGGAAATCGCGATGCTCTGCGGTGCCGGCACGCGGATCACCCGGACAACCTCCGCCTGATTCTGGCGGCTCAGGTACAGCCGGTTGATGCCAAGACGCTGCTCCTCGTACCGCAGGGTGCACTTTGCCGTGCACTCCACAACAGGGGAGTGCCCGACCGGTGCGGCGTCCCGGGTAGAAAATATCTGTACGACCCCGCTGTTGAAAGTCTGGCTTATTTCCGTGTCAGGGCGGGTCGGGCTTTTGCGTGTTCTCTGCAAAATCAGTCACCAGCCTTTCATTTCTTGCCGCAAGCAGCAGGTGCAGATAATTATGCTCGAAAATATCCGCTGCGCCGTCGCGGGTGTAACGCACATAGTCCATCAGCAGCGCACGGGCAAGCCCGGGCTGCGTGTAGTCCTGCGCTGCGCCGATCTTGCTATCCAGATAGAGCATACCAGTCACAATGATGTCCCAGATCTTTTTATCCAGCGCATCATCTGCCCATGTGATATCAAGATAGTTTTTGATGTCCGGCAGCAGCTCGGTATCGTACATCCCGATCATGGTCAGGACTTGGTGACCGTGACAGTGTAGGTCTTGACGGTCTCGCCGTCCGCTGCGGTCACGGTAATGGTTACGGTGTTGCTGCCCTCGCTCCAAGTCGCAGGCTTGCCGTTCTCGATCTCCTTGCCGCCTACTTCCACTTTGACCTTAGCGCCAGCGTTGGCAGGGGTCGCGGTGATGGTGTTGGAGGCCGCAGAGGTGGTAGCCGTATAGGTCACATTGCTGGAGGTAAAGCCCGGGGTCAGGTTCAGGCTGCCCAGCTTCAGGGCGCTCAGGTTTGCATCATTGGATGCGGCAGGCGCGGGAACGGTAGTAACGCGGTAGGTCATGGGCTGCAGGCCGGAAATGTCCAGATTCAGGAAGGCGTTGTTGTCCACGGGGAAGCCGTTGGCATACAGCTTGATCAGATAGACGCGCTCGTCCTCGGCGAAATGGTAATCATCGCTGTACTCGATGCGGCCGTTCTTGTTCATGCCGACCGGCGCAAAGTACAGATGACCGATACCAAACACAGCCTGACCACGCGGCAGCGCAGCGGTCTTGATGACGGACAGGGGAACGGGGAAGATGTCGTTGCGGTAGGTGCCATCCGGGGCACGCACGGTGGTTGCGGGCATCACGCGCAGGTAGTAATCCTGCGGGTTGACCAGCAGGATCAGATCATCCGGGTCACGATCCTTGCCGTTGGCAGTCTTGCCCAGCATAGAGATCAGATTGCCCATCGTGGCAGGCTCGAAATCGTTGACCTTGATCTTTGCCTTCTCGGGATAGGTCTTGCCGCCGATCACGGCAACGTTATCGCTCACATCGCGCACCATGCCAATGGGCTGATCGTTGCCGTCGCCCATGACAATGCCCTCTTCCAGACCATTTGCCAGTGCTTCCGCCAGAATTGCGCGAATGTAGCGGTCCAGCCACTCAGGGCCCAGATCCAGCTGTGCCTTGCAGACAGGGATGAACGCAGACAGCTTATACAGGCCTGCGTCCACTTCCTTAAAGCCGGAGGTCAGCTCTTCCACGATCTTGGCGCACAGCTTGCCCCACTTGGCCTTGTGGATGCCATCAGTGTTCAGCATCATGCGGATCGCGCCGCCAGTGGGAGTAAACTGGATCTTACTCAGCAGGGGGTGCTTGGATGCCAGATCGTCCATCACGCGGCTGATAACCGTCTGCGGGAACACAACGGTCACGTTCTCCAGCGCCTGCTTGGGGTTGTCGGCGCGCATGGCCTTCTCCACAGCCTGATAGTACTCGCGCTCGTTGTTGGTCAGCTGGCGCACGCCGCGGGCATACAGGACGGAATTGTCCAGCTCCTGCTTCATGCCGTCCAGCTGCTGCTGGTACTCCTCGCGGTTGATGTCGCCCACGGTCTGGAACATCTGCAGGAAGGTGTCAGTCACAGCATTCTCGTCGTTGCTCTTGTAAGCATCGTGCAGCTTCTGGCGCAGATCGTTCAGCTTCTGATTGTTCTTGTACAGTTCAGAAAGATTCATGTTGTTTTCTCCTTTTTGGTATTTAAAAAGCAGCACCCCCACGAAGGAAGTGCTGCTTTACGGCTTATGTTCAGATATTGCAAAGCATCTGCATCAAGCTGCGCTTTGCGGGCGGTTCTTCGGGCTTCGGTTCAGCGGGCGGTGTCTCATCCTTATGCGGCACCATAAGCTGCTGCACGATCAGGCCGCGCACGCTCTGGGACACACCGGAAGCGTCGCCTGTTTTGCGGATGCTGGTTGCAATGCCTTTTTCAAGCATAGCGGCAGGGGAGTACCACGCCTTGCTGTTTACAAGGTCGCGGGCTGCCTGTTCCTCCATGCCGGCATTCGTAAACGCACCAAGCCCGATTTCGGTCAGCTGGTCCAGTGCGTTCGCCGCGTTGCGCAGATCCTCGGCGTAACCGGCTGCAAGCTGGCTTGCCGGGTGAAAGTAAAAGGCGCTCACATTGCTGGCGACACGCTCCTGACCAGCCAAAAACGGGTAAATGGCAGCGCTGGCAACAAAACCGTCTGCATAGGACGTGACCCGCGCACGGCTGCTTTGCAGCGCATTGTAGATAGCCCATCCTTCGGAAACGTTGCCGCCGAAGCTGTCGATATGCAGATTGATCTCGGCTGCATCAGGGATTTTCTTCAGCTGCTGGACAAGGCTGTACCCGCTGGTCTCCTGGCTGGCTTCATCGGCGTATTTTGTGATATCGCCAAAGATATAGATATCCGTCTGCTCGCCAAACTGCTGGATATCAAAATAGGGTTTCGGCATATTATTCCTCCTTCGGGTTGCTTTCCGTGGCGGCGTCCCTTGCAACGGTCTCCACGGTAGCAATATTTTTGGTCATCCAGTGGATGTTGGCCCATTCATCAGGCAGCGGCGCGCCGCCGGTGGCCTCGCGCAGTTCGTTGATGCTGTATGCGGCGCTTTCGACGATCTTCTCAATGTTCGCTGCGTTGGAGAACATATCAAAGTGCTGGATGGTGGAAGTATCCGCATATACGCGGTCTCCGCGCAGCCAATTTGTCTTTGGAATCAGCTTCCGGCTGAACTCCTTGCTGATCTGCGCCGCCAACGGGTCAATGCCGGTGGTCAGCCAGTGGGTGATAATGTCGTTGATGCCCGCCACGTCGCCCTGCACAAGCACGGGCGGGATGCCCAGCCCACGCGCGGTAAAAGAAAAAATGTCATCAAAAAGGGCTTTGATGTCCCGCGTGTCCTTTGTGCCGGTGCCGTTGTTCATCAGCTGGAAATCGTAGCCATTAAACTCAGGCAAAATACCGGTGCCAGATTCCAAAAACGGTTTATAGCTGCTTTCCAGCATGGCAGAAAACGTTTGTTCAAAATTGTTTTGTCCATCGGTCGCCTGTTCAACGTGCACCTTCATGTGCTGGCCGTTGTTCCAGACGTTGCTCTTGATGCTGGACTGCACCAGATTCTTGTAGCTTTCATACAGAGCGTCCACAACTTTTTTTGCGTCATCGTTGTTTAAGGTCAGATGCAGTACCTCACGCTCTTTCAGGTCGCGGGTATACGACTGCTGCCCGACCTGTATCTGGCGGTATACATTTTCCTGTGTGGGAATGTATTCCGGTTTCGTCCAGCTGTCTGCCACCACCAGCTCAACGCTGCCACTGCGCGGAATTGGAACAACAAGCGCTTCATTTTTGGCATACAGCTTGTAGATCACTTTTTTCCAGAACGCCGTGCTGTTTTCGTTGACGTTCGGCTCTACGTTCAGCAGATAGTAATAATCCGATTTGACCGGTTGCCCGCGCTCAAACGTCTTGAACTCACAGTTTGCAATCGCGTTCGCAATCAGGTTTACGCAGCAGTTAAATGCAAGGTCACGCAGCTGGTACTCCTGCCAGTAGCCAAGCATTTCGCAGGTCAGGTCATCGCCGTTCAGCAAAAAATCATGTGCGGTAATCTTCTGCTCGGGCGGCGAAAACCCGAAAAACTGTTTGATTTTCTCAGAAAAAGACATTGTTTTTCTCCTTCCGGCAAGTTACCGGTAAGTTACCAGCAAAATGCTCCGATCTTTGGCAGCTGCACCTGACCGGTGCCCAGATCGCTTTCCACCGTCATGGCTGCTGCCAGCGCCATGAACGGGTCTGTTTTTCGGCTTTTGCCCTCGATTTTGGCGTAAATGAAGTTTCCGGTATCCACACCCTGAGCTCGGCTGCTGCGCACGCGCTTGGTATTGTTGACCGCCCAGCGCAGATGCGGCACATCGCCCCAAGTAAACAGGTTGCGGTCAAAGCAATCCTGTATCACTGGGTCAACCTGCATAATGTCGCTGGGGCGTACCAGTTTTACCCGGTTTTTATCCTTTGCGTCAAAACCGATACTTTGCAGCGCTTCTGCCATCATGGTGTAACGGAAATGGTCAAGCGCCACTTTTTTTACGGTGTATTTTCGTCCGGCTTCCCGGATGAAATCCGTCAAAAGATACGGCGAGATGCTCACATCGTCTACATAGGTGCAGTCTCCGTTTTCGCACCACGTTCGCCACGGGGCTTTTACCCGGGGCAGGGTCTTGCTGTTTGCGCAGATCCATGCGTGATTGATATCATAGCGCTGGTCTCCTTTGCGGAAATGCAAGTCTACTGCTGCCCAGTCGTTCATTTCGGCGTAATCAATGCCCACAGTGCATCTCCAGCCGGCCATATCCGGCAGGGGGCGGTTTGTTGCCCTGACGTTTTCGTAGTCCGTGACCGAGATTTCCTTTGCTCCGTCACGGATTCCCATGCGTTTTGTGATAAAATCGCCGTTCTGCTCCGGGCGCTCTTTCCAGTCTCGGTATTCATCGTGGATCTCCTGCATCAGATGTGGAAGATAGGGCAGGGAAGGGTTTGCCATGCACCAGTTTTCTGGGTCGTGTACCTCGTCTTTGGTGTTCAGGCAGCAGATGAACGGCAAAAAGCCCTCATCCGGTTCACCCTCAAACAAAATGCGACGTCCACGGGCAAGATAATCGTCCAAAGGACCGTCCGATACATCGCCGTTGGACGTGAAAAAGCCAACGCGAGGCTCTGCAACCTTACCTTGGCCGGTGATAAACACTTTGATGTTGTCGTAGTTCTGGTACTGATGCACCTCGTTGAAGATAACCGCGCCGGAACGCATACCATCGCGCCCCTTGGGGTTATTGGTGCGGCCTTTTACCTCGCCCAGATTCTTGCGCCCCTGCAGCACCTCTTTTGTGTGATAGTAAAACCGCGAAAGCTTGGCTTCCCACTTCGGGTTTTCCAGCGCCTCCACGATATCCTTCACGGGGGTGACAGCCTGCTCCTCGTTGTTGGCGCAGATATCCACGTTGTAGTGCGGCACCGGGTTGTATGGGCTGATCAGCGCCGCCGAGGAAATGGCAATTACGCCATCCTTGCCAGCGCCGCGCCCGACCATAGCAAACAACGTTTTGAACCGAGGGCTCCCATCCTTGCGATAGGTGCATAACCAAAGCCCCAGCGCAAAGGTCTGCCACGGAAAAAGGCGGTCATAAGGAAAATACCGGGCGAGGCGGAAGTATTTCCGCATACGCTCGGTATCTACATAAATATCTTCAGTTGCAAAAACGCGCCGGATCAGTGCAACAAGGGCGTGCTGCTCCTTGCAAGCACGCGGAGCATTGTTCTCCACCTGCTCAATGTACTCCAGAATCTCCGGGGGAATGTTACAGCTCATCGTCCTCGCTGGGCTTTGCTGCCATAAATTTGAACGTCTGCACGACCCGCAGCAGCGTTGATACGGTGGAGTTGGCTGCGCTGGCAGTCTGGTTATAGACCTGAATGGAAGGGTTTGCCACTTCAATCTCCGCGCCGCGCGGAGTGGTCTTTACCACGGTAAGTCCGCGCTCGTTCATGTCGTTCTGCGCCTGATCCAGAAGGTCCAGCTGCGTAACATACCGGTCCAGCGTGGAGCGGTATAAAAAGTTTGTGTCGCAGTTGGCTGCTTTTGCGGCCTGCTCGATCTCCGCCAGCTCCGTCCGATATTTTTCGCTGGCGGTGGCCGGTGTTTTCCTTTTTCCCATCACGATCTCCGTTTCATCCATATTTGTGCAATCTGTATACCATCCTCGCGCGTGTGCGTGCGCGCAAGGCCAGCGGCAAAGTCAGGGGACACCACGAATAAGGGCTTGACCCGCTCAACCCGTTTTTTCGGCAGGGGGTGTGCCAGTCAGTCCCAGCGCTCGCGGGTCAGCGGCGCAACGCCGCTGCATTTCCGCAGCCGCTCCGGGTGGCACACAGTCTCGTGGCAGTCCTTGCATACGCTGATAAGGTTGCGCTGCCGGTTGCCGTCTGCGTCGGTGTACCAGATATCCAGCGCAAGCTTCGGTGCGCGGCGCACATGGTTGACATGGTGCACCAGCTCTGCCCGCCGGTAACGTCCGCGCTCTTTGCACAGCTGGCATTCGTGCTTGTCCATGTCCAGCACCTTGTGTGATAGTCGCACCCACTGCGAGGAGCAGTAGAACGGATGCACATCACCCGATGCTATCAAAGAGCAAAGCCATTTGTAAAACTTATCGGTCACTATATTTTTGCCTTTTTACGTTTTCAAGTTTTCATCGCTTAAACCAGCTATCTACTTTCTTTTGCAGTCGCTTTTGCGCGCGCTTGTATGTAGAGCTTGTGATTTCTCTTTGTTCTCGATTTGGGTCGTAATGCTCCCGAAAATACTTTTTCGCTCTTTCTCGTTCTACATTTTCAGGGCTTCGCTTCGGATTATCTATCCCAAGTTCTTTAAGAATAATATCCCTTGCAAAAGTTGTTTGTTTTGATGTGAACTCCGGTTTTGGGTAAGTGTCAATGTCGTGGAACGTGACCGCACGACCGATTTCGCGTTCTATCGCATCTGTAGCAACCCAAGATTTTTTTAATCCTTCAAACGTGTAATTCTTTGCACCAGCGAAGTTTGGGCTGTTTAGAACCCGTTCCGCTTGCTCCGCATAGGTTTTGTATGTTTCTGTTTCTCTTACAAGCTTTACTGCCTGCGCGATCTGCTTACTTTCGATAGATGAAAATCCAGCTTCTTTCGCTTCGTTATAGTCCGTTTTTGAATAGTTGCTCCCTGCTCTCGCAGAGCTGCCCGAGCCTCGTTTACTCACGGTAGTGTCTCCTTTCGTATTGGAATGGTTTTATTTTGGTAACGTTCCAGTCAAATTCATCAGGGCATTTTCCATACCACAAGATACTGCTCGGTTGAAGCACTTCCAGTGCCTTACGGCAGTGCTTAGCAAAACATTCCGCTTCGTATAGGTCAGACTGTGTGCCGTGGCTTGAAATGCTCACGATGGCGTTTCTGGGCTCGCCATCAAAGCACCAGTCATAGCTTTGTTCTCCGCACCAGCAAAGCGTTGGGATAACGTGAATGCCGTGCGCCTGCCAGTATGCGGCAAGCCAGTGCTTTTTGTAATGCATAAAAAGCTGCACCGCAAGCGGCATATCACTGTACAAAGAAAAATCCGGCGAACATACCGCGCCAAACTGTTGCAAAATCGGGATATATTTATCCGGATAGTTCCAGAACCGTTCAAACTGGTAATCGTCCTTGTAAAAGTGCACGCCCTTGCTTTTTTTGTCAGTTGCTGTCATAGCATAGTTGACAGGTATCCATTCCAACCTGTCTATGCGGACATCCGTTTCGGGTTTGATTTCAGGGATTCCATACTTACCCACGCCCGGAAAAATCATCTTTTCGGTGTTCTCCATTGGCAGAACCATGACACGCGCTCCAAACTTCAAAAGCCAGATTTAAAAATTAAAGCTATTTCAAGCTAAACGTTAATATAAGCAGCACTCCAAGTATACATTCAGTTTCTCGGACAACGTAAACGGGTGGAGTGCTGCTGCATCCGGAACTTTCGCGGCCAGATGCCCCGCTATTCGCGCCGCCCCCTCAAAGGGTGCGCGTCTGGTGCTGCCAGTTGGATTTGAACCAACGCCCACACCGCATTAACTTCTGCGCTGGCTAAACGCAGAGCCATGGGTGGTGTGTATCGCCAATGTTACCTTGCATGTATCAGATGCAAAGCGCTCTAGCCCACTAAGCTATGGCAGCATATCGTAATGTGTTCACAATGGGCACCCCGCCGCGTGGATGTGATGTCTTGTTAGTCATGCGACGCCCCCTCATAGGGTGTGTGTCTGGCATTCCCGGCAGGGACTGAGCCTGCAGCCTCTGGTTTTGGAGACCAGCGCTCTACCAATTGAGCTACGGGAATATATTATGCCGCGTGCAGGAATCGAACCTGCAACGACCCGGTTATGAGCCGGATGCTCTGCCGGTTGAGCTAACGCAGCGTAAAAGAATGCCCGCCTGCAATGCACGGTGCACATCATGCATAACAGGCGGGTAAAAACATTTTCGAATAAATTGTATCAGCAGCTTTTGCTAATCTGCGCGGATAACAGGCCGCGCCCCTTGCATACAGCCGCGCCCTCCGATCTCTGCCCTCGGCTCACGCTTTGTGTGGCTCGCCTGAAAACCGATACTCCAGACGATGCACACAAAATTACTTTTGAATGCTATTTGAAAAATTTCCCGGAACACAGGTGCAAGCACGCAGCTTTTTTCAATAGACCAAAACAGTTTGCCGAAAAATTCAAGCATGGATTGCACTCCTTTCCAAGGTGTCCACAGTGGACACCCGCCGGGTTTGATTTTGTTTTGTGTGCGCCGCTGGATCTTGAAGCGGACGGCGCGGTGATCCATTGAGCACAGGAAGATTCCAAAAGCCTGTGCTATGCTTCCCGCCGGGTCTCGTCATGAGGATGCAGGTCATTCACGTTTCCGTCAATGTCTGCATTATAATTTTAGCACATCAAAATGGGACATTCTGGACATTTCGACCTTTTTGTGACATTCCGACCATTTTGTGACACGGCTTTTGCGTAGCTACGAAGAGAAGTGGCACAATGTGAATTTTGTGTCAATCAGCAAAAGCCGGTCATTTTGAGCACAAGACACGCCATCGTATACCCAAGAACGCCGCCCAGTACGACAGATGCGGGTGTGAACACCATAAGTATCTTCCGCACTGTCCACCTGCTTTTCCATGCCCACCGCACGGAAAGCATACAAACAGGAACGCTAACAAACGCCATAATAGCTACGCCAAGCACATAAGCAATCATATCAATCTATTCCTTCTTTCGTGATAATCTTTTACGATTCCGTAAATGCAAATGAACTTCTTCTCCAGAACAAATTTTAAGAAAATCCGGTTTCACCTTCTCCATAAGTTCATGGTTAAAGGTTTCTGAACCAAGTTCATGCACATAAACAGGTCTGCCCATGACTTTCTCGATGTATTGGTGCATTAAATCAAAATCGCGCATCAAATATCCTGTATATGCGGAAACAACAATTTTTTCAGCAGTGGTCATCCTAAATACTCTCCCCCGTTCTCGCGCCACAGTAAGGACAGTACTCAAAATATTCGCTTCCGTCCCAATCTGTGGAAATAACGCCTTCGCATTTGCTACACTTGAATTTAACATCGCTTTCCGGGTCAACCGGTTCCCAGCGTGCCACAGGCCGCAGCGTTTCCGGGTCTATGGTTGGAAGGTTTCCAAGGTCTGACAGCTCATCCTCGATGCTTTCGCAAAAAAGAATGTCTGCACTTTTCCCCTTGGCTTCTTCTTCGGCAAGGTCTTTTTTCAAGCTATTTTCCAGCTCTCCGACATCGACCAACCGTACTGTCTTTTCTTTCTCATCCATTTTTATCCTCCTGTCCGGCTCTCCGGTTGAAATGCACCACCGGCGAAACACCGCGCTCATCGCAGTCCTTTTCTTTTTTTATGCAGTACCTAGTGAACGTTGACACGCATTCAAAAGAGTTTGGCTCAGTCCGCAAAGAGCACAGATAACGTGCCTCGCAAGAACTACAATCCATAAAATCACCCTCCATCCATCAATTCAGCAGCAACTCAACAAGTTCATTAAAAAATCGAACAATTTCATATACTGCGTGCTGAAATTTTCTTGTTAGCCTTATCGGCTGCTGATCCATAAGGGGTGTCCCATCGTCGTTGTTTCTCCACCACAGACGGCTCCACATCGGGCAACCCGGTTTTTCGCAATCGTAGTAGTGCTGAGAAAAACCAGTCCACGTTGGTTCCGCCCAATCATGGTATTTTCTGAACACGCAGCCTGCACATGGATTTTCAAGCGATTTTTCTGCTTTCTTTTTCAATTCTTCGATCGTGATGGTTTTAACTCTTCGATTTTTACGTTCTGGGTGATTTTCAATCCAGATAGGGCATGTATGGTCTTCGCATATTTGTTCAGCTATCGTGTCATTCGCATAAAACGAAGTGAGTTTTGAGCATCCCTCACATACGTTAAAGTCGCTTTTGCCCATCTCGTAGTGCAACTGGTTAAACACTTCAGTGTTCTTTTGTCCAGAACAATTTTGCAAAAAAGTCTCATAGTTCCCATATCTGGCGGCGTCTAGGTACTGCCCAATTTCAGCTTCCAACACAGCTGCACGGACTTGATTGACACTAACCCGCCCCGATTCAAGTTCGCTTGCAAGTATTTTGAAATCTTCGTCTGTTAGCTGACTACTGCTCAAAAGATCACCCCACATTCTTCTGGATCCACCGGTAAACCCTCCGGCGAATAGATTCCGCATCCACGTCAAAGCCCCGCTCGGTAAGCTCCACGGCAACGTCCTGCGGCTTTTTGCCCTCTACGCAGATCGCCGAGAGCATCGCCCGAAGCTCCGGGTCATCGCAGTCTTCCACCATGTGCACGCCGATGTTGTACAGCTTGCCCTGCATACGGTTGATGTCTTTCAGCCGCCGAATCTCCGCAGCACGCTGGTTGTAGGAGGAATCTGCGGTCCCGGTCACTGTTACATGGCCGAGAACGCAGCTGTTTCCCTCGCCGTGAGAAGCTTTTACCACATCCGAGGCGGCCTGTGGACCATCCGCCTGTAAAATCTCCAGCCGCTCAATGCGCTGCCGGCGCTTGGCAATATCATAGGGTATTGCATATAGACGGCGAAATTCGTGTGGCTTCATCCGGCAACCTCCCAAAATTTATTTCAGTTCAAAATAATTCGTCAGAATATCCGTGATACCGGAGTGGAAACCTATCCAGCCGCAGGTGAAAAAGCTGTTGTCCTGCAGAATGATGGCGTAGTCATCACAGGGCTGTCCGGCATCCTCTCTGGTGGTGTCTATCCGCTTCCACAACGTTGCCCCGCCGGGCAGAGGCTGCTTGTAATACGCAAGCCGGAAACGCACATCTTCCCATTCCAGTTCCCACGCTGCATTTGCACCCAGCGTTTTCTCTGCCAGCTTGTGCAGCGTGTCCCGGCCATGGGGCTGCTCTTTCGGCTGTTCCTGCGTTTCTTTGCCCTTGGAAGCATACACGCAACTGTATTCGCAGGTATCTTTGCTCTTGCAGTAGCGGCAGCACCCTGCACAGCCTCGGATTTCACCGTGCTTGATAAAATGCTTCAGACCGGCTTCATTTTCGCACCGGTGCGATGCAGAATAATCGCATCTTTGTCCGCTATACACGGATGGGAGCGGAGTTTTTTTGCTTACAACAGGTTGCGGTGCATCAGTCTGGACTTTCCTTTGCTCCTCATGAGCCTTTTCCACCATTGCGATGGCTTCCGGTGCCAATTTCCGCTCGGCATAATCAGGTTTCACCGGTACCGTTTCCACAGGTTCTTCTTTCTGCTCCGGTTCTTCCGGTGTAACACCCATAAAACGCGCATAATCCTGTGCGCTGCGGTACGCTTCCATCAAACCGATCTCTCCGGCCTTCAAGCGCTCCTTGATGAGCTCGTTTTCGCAGGAGGCAATCACGTTCAGCCGGGCAGCAGCGCCGGTGGACAAGCCCAGAATGCGGCAAACCTCGTCACGCACCTTGCCTTCCAGCTGTCCGGCTGCTTTTTTCTTGGTCAGCGCATCCTTCAGCGCCTCGTACTGCGCCAGACGCTCGCCGTCGGTCAGGTCGCGGGCGGTAGCGTTCGCCGTGATGAGCGCAATGCGGTCGTCCAATTCGCCGTGGCTTTCCCGGATCAGGCAGGGGAGAGTGTCAAACCGGGATTCTCCACACGCCGACAAGATTCCACACGCAGCCCAGCGCCGGTGCCCGCTGATCAGCATATAACGATCCGGCTCGCCCTCTACCGGGATGACTTCCAGCGGCTGCCGGAGACCGTGCTGCTGGATATCGTCCTTCAGACCATCCATGTTGCCGATGGTATAGATCTCGTCATTGTCCGGGTTCGGGATGATATTCCGGCTCGGAATCATCACCACCTGCATCTGCTGCCCCGCCGGGGTGACCGTCTGGCTCTGGGCATTCATCAGGCTGTTCAACAATCCAGTGCTCATTGTTTTACCTCCTTCGGCGGCAGCGGCATCCAGCCCACAACAGGGCGGTCTATCTGGTTATTGTAAACCTCGTCAGGGTTGAAATGGCGGTATTCCCACCAGCCTTTCGGGATTTTGTAGTCATCCTGCTCTTCGTCGTATGTTCCCCAATCGGGAAGGTCTTCCCAATACCATACGCTATCTTGTAAAAAAACGCTCCCATCTTCATAGTGCGCTGTCGTAATACCGTATCCGTCAATATCGTTGCGGTACAAAATCAGCACTTCGGTTTCGACCTTGGGCGGGTCTGTTTCAGGATTGTGCCAGTACTGAGCAACAGTTTCAAGCACAGCAGTCGGCGTGGTATCGATGTAATCAAGCACATCATCCAAGACATAGCCCATAAAAGCGCTGGATGCCGATGTCTCTTTGTCGAACTCTCGAATTCTTTCCTCGATGCGCTTACGCAGCACATCCGCATCAATCAGTCTCATTCATTCGCCCTCCACGCATTTTTTTACCAGCTGCGCCAGTGCCTTATACTGGGCGCTGGTCTTGATGTTCCGACAGACCTTGTGCACCGGCAGGTGCCGTGCCTTGGCTTCCTTGACCTTCACGCTGTAGTCGATGCGCAGGATGCTGTTATCCGGGTTGCGGAAGGCGGGCAAGTCCATGTTTGCAATCTCGTTAATGGTGTCCACACTGTACCTGCCACGGGTGTACTTGGTTGCCAGTACACCCATCACTTCCAGCTGCGGGTTATAGGCATCCCGGATGGCGTCCACCTGCTCGCGGATCTCGTCCATGCCGTCCATCGCCCACTCGTCGCAGTCCACCGGGATGATCACCCAGTCGGCGGCAGCCAGCGCATTGACGGTAGCCATGTCGATGTCAGGCGGGCAGTCGATAATGCAGTAATCGTAGTCGTTGTGGATGGTGTCCAGCGCTTTGCGCAGCCTGTCCCACTGCGGCCGCAGCACATCCAGCATCACGTTCTTGTTGGCAAGCAGCATCTCCATGTTGCTGGGTGCCAGATCGACGTGCTCAAAATCCGTCTGCATGATCACATCCTGCATTTTGGCGTCCAGGGTAAGCACGTCGCCCATGGTCTTGCGGCCATAAGCAAAGCGGTTGAAAAACTTGGTGGTGTTGCCCTGCTTGTCCAGATCCATCACCAGCACCCGCCGGGACCAGATCTCTGCCAGCAGGCAGGCGAGGTTGCAAGCGGTGACAGATTTGCCCACGCCGCCTTTCAGGTTGATGATCGCGATTTTTGCCATTGTTCTCATGACGATATCCCCATTCTCAGATTCTTGCGGCTTTTGCGGCCTGCTGCTGGATGCCGTCCCAGCTTTTGGCAAACCACGAAAGCCATGTTGTGCATTTCTTGTAATAATTCGGCGAGCACGCCTTACAAGGGCAGTTGCGGCAAGGGCTGCTCTTCGGGAGAGGGTAGAGTTCCTCGTTCCAGATCTCCTGCATCAGCGCCTACCTCCTCCGCCAGCTGCGATGCTGTTGCCCTTTGCCTGATAGTAATGCTCCATAGTAGTGGGAGCGTTCAGCAGTACCGCCCGTATGTAGCCCCGGATGTTGTGGACAGGCTTTGTGCTGTTGAGCAGCGCATCCAGAACGTACTCGATGTGCTGGCTGGTAAGCTTGTCCAGCCGCTTGCGGATGGACTGCGTGGTCTGCGGATACTGACCGATGGTCTGGATCATGCTGGGGCAGCAGTACATGTCCACAATGTTGTCCAGCAGTTCCTCCAATTTCTCAGGCTCGTACCGGCGCTCCAGAGTGTCCAGTTCCAGCTGCTCCCGGAATCGTTCCAAGACATCCTCTCGTGCGGTATCCAATCCATCCATCGTATCCGTTCCGCGCTCTTCGCGCGGATAGATAGGTTTCCCTATAGGTTTCCCTATATATTTCCTGTCTACACTTTTTGTAGGGGTCTGGATACACTTTTTGTAGGGGTTCGGATACACTTTTTGTAGGGGTACATTTTTTGTAGGGGTACAATTTTTGTAGGGGTCTGCGCCATCCTCCGGCATCGTTTCCGGGGCTGGATTTCGGACTGCAACGTACTGGTTCACGAGGATGCCGCCCACCATTGTTTTGAGCTCCTTCAGCAGTCCCTTTGCCACAAGCTCCTTGACGATGTTCCGGGCACCGTTTTCACTCAGGCCTGTCCAGTCTGCAAGGTATCCGTACCCGCCTTTATAGACGCTCTCGCCGTCCTGAGAGAAGCCGTAGATGATGGCGTACACCGTCAGCTCGTTGCCCTTCAATCCAAGCTCGGTGCGCATCCAGCGCTGCAGGACAACATAACTGTCCTGTTTCGGTTTTGTTTTACTTTTCACGCGTTATCCTCCTAAAAGGATTAAAAATTTTGGCTACACTTTCTTGCGTTGTCAGATGGGTCTATGTCAGTTAGCCCCAAAAGATAATCTGCGGATGTTTCATATATCTTGCAGATAGTAATAAGCGTTTCGTAACTAGGCCTTGCCGTTCCTTGCTCGTAGCAAGATACAGCTCCTTGTGATACAAACAGCTTCTGGCTAAGCGTCGTTTGGGTGTCGCCGTTTAATTTTCGCAGTTCTTTTAATCGCTCGGAGAATGTGTCGTTCCACATGGCTATTAAAACGGCAGATCGTCGTCATCGTTTATCACGGCAAAATCATCCATGCTGCCCTGCGTGTAGGTGGGCTGCGGAACGTTCTGCGCGGCTTTTGCCTGCTGCACATGGCTTGTAGTCTGCCGCTCGTAGGAGGGCACGCTCTGACCGTCCTGACGCTTTGCACCCGCGAAGCTGATATTATTCGCCACGACCTCCACAGCGGTTCGGCTGTTGCCGTTCTTGTCCTGATAATTCCGGGTCTGCAACCTGCCCTCAACGGCGATCATGCTGCCCTTCTGGAAGTACTTGGACACAAAATCAGCCTGCTGCCGCCATGCCACGATATCAATAAAATCTGCCTGCCGCTCCTGACCCTGCTGCACATAGCTGCGGTCGCACGCTATGCGGAAGCTGCACACACTATGCCCCTGCGTGGTGGTGCGCAGCTCTGGATCAGCGACAAGCCTGCCCATGATCGCTACAACGTTGAGCATTTCAAATAATCCTTTCCGACCACCGCCATCCACTGGCGGTGCCCATACACATCCTCAAAACTGCGCTGTGCCTGCTTTTTCAGATATAGGCGCAGCTTGTGGTCAAAGTGGGCGCTGTAGCCCGGCTCGTTGTGGTGCCGGTGGCAGAGATAGACTTTCAGGCCGTACTGCTCCGCCACCGGGCGCAGCGGACCGTTGAGCACATGATGTTCCTCTAAGTCCTTAACGGTTACAACGCCGTACTTCATCCGGCAGACGTAACACTCCCGCCGGGACTGCATGATGGATTCAGACAAGGAAATCACGCCCTTCCAAAATCCGCTTGTAGGTTTCTGCGTAGGGGTGAATCTTCACGCACTCAAACGTCACGTTTTCAGCATCTGCAAGTTTGACTACCTCTTCGCCGTTTTCAATGCAGTATCTGACGGCTTTCATATACTCCACAAGGCCGCGTGCAGTGTTCGCGCAGACGCCCTGCGCCATCAGCAGCTTCTTAAACCGTTTCTGTGTCATTTTGCTTCTCCTTTTTCGGTGTCCGAAGAGGATCTGTAACACTCATCCCAGACCATATCCAATGCTTTCATAATTCCGGCGAATTCTCCGCGGATGTCATGTGCTGCCAATTCTTCTGCATAAAAAAGCAGGCGGCGACCCAATCGGAGCCCATCAATGTAAATACTGTTTTCGGGAGTTACGACTTTTTCTTTTTCCACTTCGGCACCTCCTGCCACTCTTGCCAGTAGGCGGTAACATTGGGGTCGTTGACGCCCATTTCCGCCAGCCGGTCAAATATGCCGTCGATCAGCTGTCCCATCTGCTCCGTGGTAAAGGTGCTGGAACCCTGGCTGCACTTCACCGTGCAGCGGTTGTCGTTCAGCAGCTCCACAACGTGCACCAGCCGGTAAGACTTGCGCAAGACGGGCACAGCACCCACCGGTACCTCCAAGTAGTCGAATGCCGCACCGTACTGCTCCAGCATTTCGGTGTAGCAGTCCTCCGGGGTCACACCGCCGGTGCGCCCGCCGTTGTAGTGGTCTGCCATGATGGTGAGCAGTGCCCACATCATGCGGTTCTGGGGCAGGGTACGGCTTTTGCGTTCGAGGTCTACCGACAAAATCAGATGCAGCGGCTTGCCGTGCGCCAGCTCGTCCAGCTTCTGCCGGATCTGTGTTTCCACAAATTCCGCAGAGTTTTCCACGACAACCCGCCGGGCGACCGGGTCATATACCACCGGCAGCTTACCGATCACGCCTCTGGCCATAAGATTTTCTTACCCTCGCCGGTGACAAACTGCACCATGGTGATGCTGCCCGCGTCATCGTAGGCGAAGCGGTCGACCTTCAGGCTGGTCTGCAACCGACAAGTGCCCTTGTCATCTTTGACGATGGGCACCTGCGTGCTCTTGAGCACAATGTCGTCCAGCTCCATCACGTCCCTGCCGACACCCCAGAAGGAGGCAGCGGACACAAAGCTGGTGACCTCCCGCATCAGAGCCGGGTCACGGCAGGGGAGAGAAAGCCCGCCCGCGTCCTTGTACACGAACTCCCGCTCCTGCGGGCTGTATACGCCAACCTGACACCACAGCCGCCCATCGGCAAAATAGCGCCGCATGGTCCAGCCGGCAGCGCCAAAGGTTTTGTCCATCATATCGCGCACGGCATTGGCGCCGGGGAGCAGCTTCAGCTTGATTGCATCCTCGCTGATGGCCTTAATCAGCACCGAGACCGCCTGCGGGGCTGTCTGTGGGGCTTTTGGCACTTCAACAGGGAATTTGACGTCCGGGGCACAAACAGCCGCAGAAGCGCTCTTCTGCGGCCTGCCGCGCCCGGAAGCTTTTGGCGTTGCCAACCTTACCACCTCCATCAGTAGGGGCTGGAGGTGGCGATCTGCGCCGCCTCGCCCAGTGAATACTTGTCGATCATAACGCGCATCTCCGTAACCACCTGCTGGATGGTGTCCGGCGGCAGCTCTGCCATGCGCATAGCGGCGATGGCGTAGCCGGTTGCGGTCTCCTCGTAAGTGGGGGATTTAGGCATCGGGCTCATCAGTGCTTGCAACCGCATCCAGATCCTCCTCCGCTTCCAGCGCTGCGTCATTGTACGGGCAGCCGCGCACCTGACTTTCCAGAATGCTGCGGCAGAAGGTGCACGCATCCCGCGCGTCCTGCACGCTGAGCGGCTCTGCAAAGTCCCGCATCACCTTCATCATGGCTTCGCCGGCCTTCTTGGCCTGCGCGCTGTACTGGCGGCGGAAATGCCCGCCTTTACGTTCGTGGATCATAATACATACCTCCAAATTTTATTTCTGCGCATTGCGCTGGCAGCGGCTTTTGTTTATCCACCTGCCGCCATTGGTGTAATGCGGAAGCTCAACTCTGCAGCCCTTCCTGCATTGCCGTTTCCAGAAGATGCCGAAGATCTTCCAGAACGCCCGCGTAGATCTTTCTCTCCCGGTCGGAGATGCGTTCATCGTCCAGTAAGCACTGATACTTGCCTATCAGATAGCAGATCCGCTCGCGGGTACGCATTCCATTCCTGCTTGCCATTTCGCGCCACCTCCAAAAGGTCTTAATGCTCTTCCAGCCCCTCCAGCTCAGACATAACGCCGAGGATGCTCTGGATCTGTGCGGCAGCCTTGCGCCCATCCAGCACCATGTACTCTGCGTTTTCCCGCTGGTAGTCCTCGCTTGCGTGCAGATAGTGCTCAAAAGCGTTCATGCTGTCGGTGCAGATGCTCACGGCAGCCAGCATCAGATACCGGCTTGCGGTGGCGATCTCGCGGGTCGGTGTGCCGCGGTCAACGCTGTCTTTCACCATCTGATCCGCCTTTTCCGGGTCGATCAGCCTGCCCGCCGGGGCGGTCTTGCGGGGGTCTACGTCGCGCCACTCTTCAGGCTGGGTCTTGCATTTCGCGTCGTCCTCTTCCAGCAGCTTGTTCAAATCGGCCAAGAACTGTCCGCACATATCTGCCTGCACAGGCTCTGCAGTCCGGATGATAAAGCCTGTGTAGATGGCCGATTTCGTTTTGTAATAGTCTTCGAGATACTGATACTTGCCAATCAGCTTGCAAACCTTATCGCGCATCGTGGTTTTCATAAAGATCCTCCTTGCGTCAATGACGCATAACAATGTTGGACGAATGAACCAGATAGGTCACGCCGTCAATCACAACCTGAAGCTGGTCGCCTTCATAGTCGCACCAGCTTTCGACATTGCCCTCGACAATCGTTCCGTCGGGCATTTTCAGCTGCGCCCAGTTGTATTCATAAGTCAAATCGATGACCTGCTTATTGCATCCAGCCATTAGCAAAGCGCTTGCCAATACGGACGCTACGCCAACAATAGCTTTTTTCATGCTTGCTCCTCCTTTATCGTCCATGCTGCACCTCAGTGAGTTTTATATTCCTGATCCAGCAGGGTATCCAGCCGGATCGTGTTGCCCCGACCGGAGCCTTCCTTCCCGGCCATGTTAGACCAGCCTTCCGGGTAGCGCTTGCGCACATACCGCGCCGGGATACCCATACATACGCTGACCTGCTCCAAAGTCAGCCGGATGCAGCCATATCGGCCAAAAATAGCTTTGTAGCTGTCGTGCCACGCTTCGGGTCTATTAGATTTCGCCACGCTCTTTCAACTCCTTCTGTCTGCGCTGCCATTCCTTGAATTTGCCATAGCTCATGCCCTTGGCTGCGGCAGCAGCATTATCATCCACGATCAGGTCGTGGTTGGTCTTGGGCTTTTCCTTGGGTTTTACAATGCCGGGCAGCGTGCCGGCATCCGCGCTGGACTTTCCGTATCTGCTCTTTTTGCAAGCATCGCAAAACATTTTGCCGGGGTCCACGCCGTACATCATCGTGCCGCACTCTTTGCAGGGTTTGTCCACCTTGCGGTGCCTGCCGGGAGAAAGCTTCTCCTTCGGTGCAGGCTTTGGCAGCGGCGTAGGCTTTTTGACCTTCGGCTTAGCTGCCAACGCCCGCCGGGCGCGTTCTCTTGCTTTTTCCAAATTCACCTTCTCGCTACAAGAAAGGCAATACTTCCGGTTCGCCGTAGACCCCGCCGGGAGTGCCTTGCCGCACACGATGCAATAACGCACCACGGGCGGCTTTGGGCTTTTCCTGAGAATGTGCTTTTTCTGATAGTTGTGGTCGGTCTCTTTCTTTCGGAGCTTGCGGCAGGCATCACAGTACAGTCTGCGGCTTCCGGTGCCTTCCGGCAACGCCGCGCCGCAGTCTTTGCAGCGGTGAACAATATCACTCATGGTTCCGCGCCCTCTCATAGATCCGCTTCCGTGCCGCCCTTCTGCGGGCGTTTTCGGCACGCATGTACTCGTCCCAGCAGCACAGCAGGTAAGGGGCAAGCACCAGCGCCGGCGCGATGATCATTACCATCAGCCACATCTCGGTGCAGGCTGCGTGGTAGGGGTCGCGGCCAAGGGCGACCATCAGATCAGCCAAAATAAATGCACATTTCATACCATCAAACCTCCTATGCGCCACGAAAGCGCCATGATCAAGCCAAAATACGCCAGCCAGACCCCCATCATTTTGCGGGGCGGCCTTGTGGCGCAGATAAGCAAAAACGCCATCAGGCAGCAGCCTGCCATAAAGCACATCAGATAAGCCAACATCCGCGTCACCTCATTCCCAAAGCGGTCTCGATCAGTTCCCGGGGCGTTTCGTTGGGGTAGTGCCCGGACAAGTATTTGTCCACAACGCCTTTGGATAAGCCCGCGTGCAAGGCCAGTTCACGGTTGCCCCAGCCAAGCATCATTTTGCGCTTAGCCACTTCGGCTTTCCATTCAATGGTCGGCAAGTTTTCCACCTCCATGGTTGAAAATCATTTCAAAATATCGCTATAAAAACATTGCCAAGCCATACAAGATGGTGTAAAATGATATTGCGGTTATCATTTTTACTCTTGGCAACATTTTTGGGTTTAGGGCAGAAAGCAGATCGGAAGGTACGCGCGACCCTCTGCTTTTTGCACCCGGTGCCCGCGCATAGGCACCTGATCAACAGGACGGTGTGGGGGAAGAACCCCTGCTGCGTGGCAGCCCTGTGAATTACCGGAAGCGATCGGAGAGTATGGGGACTTCTTCAACCGCTCGGTATGGTTTTATTATAATCCAACTGCATCCAACTGTAAAGGCATTATTTGCATACAGTTGGATTTTCAGCAAAATTAACAAAAAGGAGGTGACAATTTTGTTCTGGGAAAATTTCGTGCGAGAGTGTGAGAAAATCGAAAAGTATCCATCGTATGTGGCGGAAGAACTTGGATTTAATAAGTCTGCGGTCACCAGTTGGAAAAACGGTTCACTTCCTAGGGTGGCAAGCCGCAAAAAGATTGCTGACTACTTTGGCATTACCGTTGAAGAGCTTATGGGCGCAAAAAAAGAGCCCGCCGGGATGGGCGAGCTCGATGATGTGAAAAAGCAGGTCGTTGAGTTAATGGATGATATGAGCCAAGAGGAAATCGATGCACTTTTTACTTTGCTCAAGTCTAAAGCAAAGAAGTGACCGATTCGTTTTTGAGCTTTTCGGCTTTTCGCTTTTTCAAAAATGCGAGAGTTTCATCTAAAAGCTCTGGATGTTCGTCCAAAAAGTCCAAAATGTCTTTAACGGTCACTGTAACACTTCCTTTTGTTGTATTTGCGATTTTATATTACAACGGCTATAGGCTGAAATCAAGAGGAAAGAGGGATTTCGAATGAAAATTGCTGAAAAATGCAAAGTTATTGTGGCGGGCGCAATTGCGGCTGCGCTGATGGCAGGTACTGCATTGCCCGCGCTGGCCGCCAGCCCCGCCGGGGACGTTCCCTTTGCGGTGCTTGCGCAGCAGAATGACGTGAATGCCGACAAGGTGCAGGCAATCAAAGACGCACTGGCTAACATTGATGTATCATACGAGGATGGCATCTGGCTTTTTGAATCCGCTTATGAAGATTACGAAACAGACAACAATAGAAGTTACCTGATGCCGTATGCGTATTTATATGGTGATACAGTCCGGTTTGGTATGAGTTTTACATCCCAGGACACCGAAGGCTATTTTTACTGGAACGATGTAGATGTTCTGATTGGCGAATACAATAATTATACCAGTCAGACGAACTACAAGTTTAAAAAAGTTTCGCGCCAGTACTATCCCGATGACCGGATTTTTTATGAAGAGGTATCCTTTGGCGGGAACGACGAGGATATGGACTGCCTGAGCCGCATTCTGAGTGCCGACACTGCATATCTGCGTTTCAATGGCGCAAAGGTCAACGGAACGCAAAGAACGCAGACCACGATCATCGATAGCGAAAGCCGACAAGGCATGACAGATATCATCAACCTGTATAACCTGCTGCAAAGCGCTACTGTTGAAGAGCGTGTAACGGCCGCAAAAGCTGTCATGTCGGAAAACGCACCAACAGAAAACGATTTTATTGATGCTCAGAATGATGCTGTAACCCCGGAGCAGGTAGAAGCACTGATCAGCCAGATCGGCACTGTCACGCGCAGCAGACGCGCGGCAATCGTGGCCGCTTTGGATGCCTACAACCAATTGGATGATGCGGGAAAAGCTGCTGTCACCAATTTTGGTGTGCTAGCAGAAGCACAGCAGATTCTTGGTATTCAGGATGCACTTGCAAAGTGCAATGTCAACTACGATGCAGTAGAAGACCGCTGGGCGATTACAACCCCGCATTATGACAACCTCGACAAGCGCAAGACGTGTGGCATTGGCCCCAACCTTTATATCTGGGACAAGGGGAACACGATTGTTTTCTGGGAAGATTTTACTTACATGGGCTCTTCCAAGCTGGATATCGATGACATCATTCTGCGCGGTGGAGATTATAAGTACACTTACACTTGCGGTTATGACAACTCCGCTTACGGATATGACAAAAAGCTTGGCAAGTGGTTTGCAGGAGCTGTCTTTGAAATGGAAGACAGTGAAGTTGAATGGCTGCGGAACCTTTTGAGCGCCAATACCGTTATCATGCGTTTTGAGGGCGTGGATTACAACAAGTTCGATTACACATGGACGGGGCAGGACCGGCAGGCAATCACCGATATTATTGACCTCTATGATTTGCTGAAAGCTGTTACACCGGAAGTGCGTGAAAAAGCACTGCGTAACTAATACGTTCGGCCTAGGGAATAGAAGCTTAGAAGATTTTTATGCGATTAAAGAAAATGCTGTAAAATAAACAAGGTGTCCACAGTGGACACCTTGAACGCCCGACAAAATTAACTGCGCGGTTAATCTTTTTGCTCACACGGACAAGGGGAAGCTGCCGGCACTGCAACGATGCGCCCATTGATATTGCGATACCGCGCCCCGGGGTCGTGGCCGGCGTCGTGATCCTTAATGGCAGCTTTCAGGATTTGGAAGGCTGCATCATAGGCAGACCCATCAGACCCGGCCTGCGAGAGATGATAGACAAGCTTGCGCACGTCGTTCTGTGCGTAGGCGTAGAGCATAGCTTCCTTGGTATTTGTGTTGATCATAAGCTTAACCCTCCCACGGTTTGCGGCTTCCATCAGCGTTCTGCGGTTTGGATGCCGGCATACCGTCAATGATTACCATATCTTCCGGGATTTCGCTCAGAACCTTGATGTTATCCATTATTTTTTCACTCCTTCTGGATTTTTTTGACAATTATGTTATAACACGGAAAAAGGAACAGATTCGACATCAAATTTTGGAAGTTTATGGTAAACCAAAAAAGACGGGAAATCAGTCGAATTTTGTGAAATTGTCGAAAAAAAGGGGATGTTTGGGAATGGATGATTGGGTTTTGCGTGTTGCGGAAACATTGGAAAAAGCAAGGGCAGAGGCCGGAATCAGCCAAGCCACACTTGCGAAACGAATGGGCGTAAGCCGACAAAGCGTAATTAAGTGGGAACAGGGAATCAACGCGATCTCCTTTCCCATGATGATGCAGTGGTTCGTGGGCTGCGGGGTTTCACTGGAACGGTATCTGGATTCCTGCATTCACCCGGGGCTGCTGGAACGGCTGGAAGATGACCCCACCGACAAAGAAAAACGTCGAATTCTGCACGAGGCCATCGAAGAATGCAGCGCATACGAGGTAGACACGCTCTTGTACATCCGCTACGGCGCGCACGGGTCGGACCATCTGAGCGTGCTTACCGAAATGGTGGCCAACCTGCACACGCCGCTGCGGGATAGGGTGGCCGTGGTCAATACGATTCTGAGCCACTACGAGATTGCCACTGCCACAAAAACGGACGTAGATCCCGAAGGGTTGCAGCCGAATATTGAAATGCTGTGTCAGGCGCGCGACTGCGGAATGGCGGCAGCAAAAAATACGGAAGATGTCTACTCCATAAACAAGGAGGCGATAGAGGATGCCAAGAAAAAGAACGAAACGCGCTGACGGCCGGTATGAGATCAAGCGCAAAATGCCGGACGGAAAATATAAGCACTTCCTGGGCGCCACGGTTGCCGAAGCGACCGCAAAGTATGAAGAAGCCTACCGGCAGGCAACACTGGAAGAAAGCAAAAATAACGGCGGTGCCACCTTCCGGGAGATGGCACAAGCATACGAAAACTACATCACAGGGGACGGGACGCCCATAAAGCGCAGCACGATAACGGCATACAAAAGGTATCTGGCGAACTTTATAAGCTATTTTGGAGATACCCCCATGCAGGATATTGACACGCAGGCGGTATGCAGCTATATGGAGCGGATGAAAACCAATGGCAAGGCTTTGCACACCATCACCAACGCCAAAAGCGTGTTAAGCTGTGTGTTCAAGTTCTGGTGCGCAAACTATCACGGCGCTGGCGATCCTGTTCTGCTGGCATCGCCACCCGCCGGGATGAAGCGGGGCAGCAGAGAAGAGCCAACGCCCGAACAACAGCGCGTGATTCACGCGCACCCGGAAGGCTGCGGTTTTTGGGCGCAGCTTTTCGAGTATACCGGGCTGCGTATCGGCGAGGCGAACGGTCTGCAGTGGAAGGATGTGGACTTTGACGCCGGCGTGATCCATGTGAGCCGCGCCATGCCGTGGCACAAAAACCAGCCATACCTCGAAACACCTAAAACCAAAAACGGCTATCGCGATGTGCCGATCTTGACGCCGTTCAAGCCGGCACTGCTCGAGCACCAAAAAAGATGCAAGCCGACAGATTATGTGATGTCAGGCAGCGAAGCCCCGCTTACTCAGTCCGGGTATAACAACCGCTGGATTTCGTATTGCCGGAGCATCGGTCTGGCAGAGTGGTACACACACCTGGCAAAGATACCTCAAACCGGAAACACCCCGGAACACATAACGCAAAGAAAAGTCTACAAAGCCACCGTTACCGCCCACCAGTTCCGGCACCTGTATGCGTCAAACCTCTTCTATGCAGGCGTGCCGGATAAGGTGGCGCAAAAGTTGATGGGACACGCGGATATAATGACCACCCGCCGGGTATATCAGCAGTTCCGCGACGAAGAAGATAAAAAATATATCGCCCGCTTGGACGACTACGTTTCGAACCGTGAAAAATAGTCTGCAATAAGTCTGCAAAATAGAAATTGTTATGTTTAAACGCCAAAAAAGTAGGGTTCAAGTCCCTTCTTCTGCATAACGCAAAAATCCGCATGAATGCTGGAAAATCCAGTGTTCATGCGGATTTTTTGTGTTTGCGGTATTTCGGATACTATCGAATACTAACCGATATTTGCACTTAATTGCTATCCGAAAGTCTGCAAAAAGTCTGCGGTCTTTACGCGTGCTCTACGATGCGCTCCCAGTATTCGACCAGCTTGTCATCCACAGCGTCTTTGTCCTGCAAAAACGCTGCGGCCATGTCAGCGTAGAAGTTGGTGTTGTCCACGCTGTACATTTTTGCGACTTTGCCGTAGTCGCTGTACATCATGTTCATCGTAGCCCAAAAGTCGTTTTTATCGCAGGTTATACCGCGTTGCTTGGCAACGTCCTGCGTCTGTTCCAGCGTCCAGTGACAGCCCTTTGTGCCGTCAGCATTCACCATGCTGTCGCACCATTCCTCCGCTTCATCGTGAGTGAGGTGCTGACGTGGCATCTTGATGGAGCGGCTGTCTGCGCCGCCACGCTCGTACTGCCCAGACCGCTTGTCCCAGTCATCGCTCTGCGAGAAGCCGATTTGCGGCATCTTGCGCGCATACTCTACGTCAGGGTAGCGGGGGATAGGGTAAGGGTCGATGTAGCGGTTCTCCTCCTGCGGATAGTAGGGATAGCGGTCGTTGCCACCTTCCAGCTTACGCAGACGGCGTTCCAGTTCGCGTTCCCTGCGGTCACGCTCTTCCTCAAGGCGGTCGCGTTCCGGCTCACGGTTTTTGTCGTGGTCACGGAGCATCATCATGCGGCGAAAATTAGTCTTGCCCATAATCTATACCTCCTCAAGAAATGGACGCGGGCGCATCAGCGTGGGAACGGCAGAAGCAGCCAAGATACTTGAACGTGCCTGTGCCGGTCGCAGATGTTGCCACACGGGTAGCGTAGCGGGTGCGAGTGTGAATACTCTCAGCGGTTGCCTGAGCGCAGTTGCAATCGGTCAGAGGGTATGCGGTAGTGCCTGCGCCAATGGTAATGACCACAGGGGCGTTGATGGTGGTCGTGTCCGGCAAAGCCTGAGCAATGACCAGACAATATTTTTCTCCCGCTGCGTAAGAGCCAGCAGGGATGTTGATGGTCAGCGTGTCGTTGGCGAACGTGACCGCCTGACTGATGACCAAGTGCGGGCAGAGTTTGCAGCTTGTTTTGCAAGCCATATTGTTTTCCTCCTAAAAAATCAGGGGCAGAGGTGTCTTACCCCTGCCCCGATGGTTCACCCGGTGTTATCAGGGAGTGTGTTGGTTAGCAGCAGCCGCAGCAGTTCACGCCCACGTTGGGGTTTGCCACCTGATAAGCGGGAATCGGACGAGGATTGACCCGGTTCAGGATGGTATCGGTCTGCTGAGACATCACGGTGGTCAGAAGCGCATTCTGCCGATCCTGAGAAGCGGCAAACTTCAGGCTCTGGTTCTCAGCGGTCAGAGTGGCAATCTTGTCCTGCGTGAAGTAGTCCATCATGCTGCGGAAGTTGGCGTTGCAGTTGTCCACGATGGCGCGGGCGTTGTCTGCGATAGCCTGACGGGTAGCGCAGTCCTCCGTTGCGATGGTATACTTCAGGTCGCCGATCAGCTGCTTGTTCTCGCAGCAGCAGGATGCAAGCTGCGTGGCAAGTGCGGTATGACCGGCCTGTCGTGCGTTGCCCTCCTGCATGATGGCAAGGCTGATGGCGTTGTCGCCATTGGACACACTGCGTTCCAGACCGTTCACGAGCTGTGCGTTCTGGTAGCCAAGCTGACAGATGGCGCTGTTCACGCCTGCAAAGCCGTTCGAGATGTTGGTGTTGACGCCGTTCATCTGTGCCAGCTGGTCATAGCCCAGAGAGCAGATACCGCTCTGGATGCCCGCCAGAGAGCGGGAGGTATTCTGCTGGTTGAAGCCATCAGACAGAGCCGCACGAGTGTCTGCGCCGCCCTGACCGGTTGCGCCGGTGCCTACAAGATACGGGATGTAGTTCGCCATACCGTTGTCGCTGCCGTTGCGCCCGTTGCCGTAGTTGCCCCAGCCGAAGATGATGGCGAGGATGATAACCGCCCACAGACCTTCGTTGCCGAAGAATCCGCCGTTGTTATTGCCGCCGTCCTGCCCAGCCAGATAGCCAGTTGCAAAATCGTCCATAACAAAACTCCTTTCAGTTTTGCGTTATGCCATCCCACCGCCGTATGCGATGGGCGAAGC